AGGCCAAAAACAGCCCCACCGATTCCTGCAATACCCAGGTAACCGACTGTAGAAAACATTGCATTAGTTACCCGCCGCATTGCTCTTTCCATTACTGATGCCTGTCGCCTGACATTATTTGCCATTCGTCTAACTGGACGAGTAACGCCATCTTGCATATTCAGTATTGTTTCTAATGCGAATCTACGAGCCATTTAATAATTTCCCTGTTTTATACCAAGTCGTTCATTCACTATTGAAATGACCATATGTGGCGAAGGTGTTTTTTTCGGGTCTTTATTTATCATTTCTGACACTACTGCCTCTTCCGTGGCCTGTTTTAAATATTCACAATACCATTGTTTTATATCTCTATTCCATGCCATCCCAAACATGTCCGGTATTGTCAAGCCACCTCTGAACCACCGTGCGAGGCTTGCTATGATTTCTATTTGATCATCATAACTTATATTTACTCTTATTCCATTCTTTCCGGGGATGAACGGACGAAAAAACCGAGATTTACCGCATTTATAACTGCAATATCTCTGTGTTTAAGTCGTGTGGCGAATCCAAGCTCAATCCCGCACACTTTTGCGAGAAGAGCTATAGAGGACGATATTGCCTCTTTATCTTTATATCTTTCAACAATTTTAGTATCCTGCATGGTAAGCTCTTGGATTGAAACAAGCTCAATTTTCTCCCCCTCTTTTTTTTCAATTGGAGTAAATAATTTGTATTTAAAAATCCCATCAATAAATTCAAGGCGCTCATTTTTAACTGGCATGACAAGCTGATCAATTACACCTGAAAAATATGGCGCTTCTATGTCAGCTTCTAATTCGTCAGCCCATCCCTTAATTTTTGCGATTGCTTCGTGTCTCTCCATTTAATTTTCCTTTTTTACTGTTTAATCACATCACCTTCTAAAGAAAGTGAGACTATCCCATTGCTGGCTACCACTTCTCCAGCTATAATACAGTCAAGAGATAGCACATCACCATTACCGAGCGTTGCTGTTCCTGCCCTGCTTACACCGTCTTGCATAGCAACCAGATTTGAAAGTATTTCTGGAGTTGCAATAATATCAACTTTAAAATAGCCAACAACCTGTTCCTGTGTCGAATATTTAGCTCCTCCCCCTGCCCTGTTTGCAGTGAATTCTTTGTTGCTTGCTTTTATTTCTGGTTCAGCATTCATAACAGTAAAGAGAGGAACTCCGCCCCATCTCAAATCATCAACACCGCCAACTACGCCTAAATCACCAGCCATCTTGACCTCCTAATATAAAAAGCCATATTTTATGGCTATGATTCGAAGCGCTCTGGCTTCATCATCTGTCAGGGTTGCATCAATCCTTGACTCATTACCGGTATTTATTTCAGCAGCAAGAGATGCAATGATTTCAGCAGCATTTTTTGACCATGCTTCAGGAATCCACAAATCATTTATGATTTTAGTAATATCAGCCACAATGTCTTTTGGCCTCACAGCAAAATCTTTGGTGGTTACTGAACTATTATCAACAACAACGGCTCGGTCATAAGGCGAACTGTTAAAGACCTGATCAATACTGTATGCCTTCGCTTGCCTTAAACTTAAAGATACATAATCAAACCATTCTTCAGTGGCCGCTCCCAGGGTTGTGCTTCTGTAAGAAAGCGCTATATCTCCCCAGATCGGTTGGCCATTATCCAGAACCTTGCAATAACTCATACCTGCCCTGAATAATGCGTCAAGGTATGAATATCCAAGATTGTCAGTATCAAGGAAGGCAAGCCCTATTTCAGTATTTTTGTACGGTCTGGATGGTGCGAGATTTTGCTCATTAGCAATTCTACCGACCAGATCAGCAGCGAGTTCAAAAGACGGCGCAAGACACCTGTTATCCCAGACTAAACCTATAAATTCACTGTTCACGGTTGCTGGCAATGCAAGCGCTTGGGTATATGTTTTGTTTACATACCCTGTGACACCTCCGCAGAGCTTATGCGAAGTCGGCTCAAACCGTGCCTCCATAGCATTGTTGAATGTTGCAATGTTAGTTGTGTCCTGATAAGGCTGTACGAATATTGTGTACCAGCGATCACCGAGTATATCCTCGGAACTGGCATTAAAAAAAGCATCATTGATGGCAGGATCACCGGACCCGCTGGTAAAATATTCAGCACCCAAGGCAATCGTAATACCTTCAGGAGCTTTGTCAGATTGAATATCTCCGGCCGGAGATTGCACTAATCTTAGCTCATTTCCGCATGTTCCAAGCGTTTTAGCTGTTAAGGTTACAACATTAGTAGCAACACCAGACGAAACTGCAATATCCCGTAAAGCTGTCACGGCTGCGTCTATCTTAGTCGCAACTGCCGTATTCGCATCAGTGTTAGCAATAGCAACCGTAACGAGATCGCCCCCAACACTGAAATATAATGTTCCAGCTTTGGTGCATGTGCCCGTTGCTGTTATTGTCTGTGTTGCTGCAGCGGCACTTCCTGCATCAGCAATAGGAAACCAGTAAACGCCTCCGCCCTGCTGAAAGACCCCTGGGTTCTCCTTTTCGATTGCTTTTGCCATTCGGTGCGAATGACTTCCGAATCCGGCCAGTTCGCCCACCTTTTCCGCATTTATTACCTTCACAGGTAAATAATCAGTAGGTGCTTTGCCAACAATATACTGCCCCAGAAGTCCTACCGTTGGCGGTATGTAGTAACTTGCGTAGGATTTTTTCCTTCCTTCAATCTCAATGTTAAGAGATGAAGCGCGGTCACTTGGGCTGATGGTATTAAATGAAATAGTCATATTGACTCCTAATAGGTATAAAGGATGCTCCAGTTTTCTATTTGTTCAGGTGTTATTCCAATATTTTCAAGAGTCGGAGCATCTTGGGAATCCAGCACCTCTTGAACGATTGTGGCCTGTAAAGATACTCTTGCAGGCACATAGGTGTAAACAGATTGTTCAGTATTTTCAGGATCATAAAAAGTTGTTTCAGTTGAAATATTCCTATGAATTTGACTTTGCAATAATCCGAGTTTATGGTTTTTAGCATCTGTCAGGGCTGATTCCACTTGTGCTACTAAATAGTGAAGTCTTGCGACTGCGTTTTCATCAGCCGGGATAATATCCCCTGCACCATCTTCAGTATTTGAGCCTAAACAATAACAATCACAAAAGAAAGTAACATTGTTTTGCTTATGACCATAAACGGCTGTCTGTGATGATGCTGCAATTGAATTGATGCGAACATTCACAATAGCCTTTTGTGTAAGGCTCAAAATATGCGGCAGATACAAATTCTTTGATGCTGAAAAGGCAAGCGCTGGTGACACGGCAGCATCCCTTATTGATACTTCTTTAAGGGCGCTGACAATTGCAGCTTGTGCTGTAGCCCAGAGCGGCATTGTGGTTGCTGCCATTATATCGCCTCCAGTATCCGTATGGATACTGTTACATTTCCAAGAGATCTGTCATACATAGGATTTTTTACAATCCCTTCTATTTCAGATTCAAAAGAAGTGAACTTAATTTTTGAACCAGCAACATCAGCAATAAGAATATTATCAAGCCGGAACGTGGCGGATATTCGCCGACCAGCAAAAGCCAGCCCTGTGCCAGCAAAAGCCAGCCCTGTGTTAGGATTTATGACAAGCCCAATGTCGGGACTGAATATTTTGATAGAATACTCAACCGCCGAAGGTGTGGTCAGAATAGCGTCCCAATTAATCCCGTTTGTTAGGCTTAACCGGTTCGCCAGTCTTATGTTGTTTAATAGAGACATCTTTTATAAGTTCTGCCTTTACCATATCTTGCAAATCTTTATGGTTTTGCCAATATTTTATCACGGCTTCCGGTACAGGGTGACCAATTCTTAAATTGTGTGTCATGTTGCCCCTCCTTAAGCTCATTTTCCTTAGCGCTACATATCCCATATTTCACCTTTTATGCGTGCCATGCTGGTAAAGTAACCTTCTGAATAAAGTTAAGTATCCCAGCTTCATTATAAATAGTTTCAGCGAAATACCATGCTTTTGCTTCCCTTGTCAGTTTTAAAACATCTGGCTTCATGTCAGATTCAACTGTCAATCCACGCTTGATTGGAATCATCAGGTAAGGGTTAGGCACAATTACATGGATAACGCCGGCAGTGCATCCAATATAGGTCGTGTCCGTATCTAAATACTCGTCATCATATGTAATAATTTCAGTATATTCAGATAGAGAGTTATATATTCTTTCGTTCGTGGACGGCAAACCCCTGATAACATCTACTATATTCCTTGCATCAGTAGCAGAGCAAAGGATTTTAAGATTCTGAGGCAGCAAAAACCGTTTTGTTATTGGATGAGTTCTCTTCGCTATATCAGTAGCGGCTTTGGCAAGAGTCAGATAAAGCAGCTCCTGTGGTAATGCTCCCGTCTGAGTAGAAGCAGCGGTGGCTTTTGCTCCTGTATAAGTTCCGTTTAAAAGCGGAGTCATAGCGAGGTCATCTCTTTTGAGATTATAGCCTCTTGCAACAGCATCATTAATCATAGTACCGGACATCAGTTTACCAGAAAAAAGCTCTGCCAGTAATGTATGTGTCCAGCCTGCACCATAGATTTTAAAAGTTACCGTGCCAGTATCTCCGCCTCTCATTCTGCCCATAGGTACTGACTCGCCCTCCCCGTTTATTTCATCAAACTTTACAACGTAGGGTAGCATTTCCTGAAGAGTAATCGTTCTATCTGCATTTGGCATAAACATTTCATTGTAAATGCGTTGTCTAATAGTAGGAAGAGCGGAAACCCTCTGGGTCAAATCTATTCTAAGCACATCAATAAATTTTTCCCAGTCTGGTAAAAGCGTATTTGATGCGGCTTGTGGATCACTCATTTTATCAGGAAGCCCAAGGAATTTAACCCTTTCATATGCGTTCATTTTTTTACCATCTGACCACACGATAGGAACTTCCATGCCGCTATCATACTGTCCTTTAATCTTGATAGCTTTTTGAGTGCCCACAGGCCTTGCGCTTTGTAGCTGCCCAAAAGCACTGATTTGTTCAATGCCTTTGGAATTAAACCTTATCCCTGAACTTGAAACTTCTACAGGAGCGGTTGGCGTATACCCTGTTTTTTGTAATGTTGCTTTACTTACTATGTCAATCATCATTGCTCCTAAGATGTTTTAATTACATATTGAGACGGGAAATAGGGGATATATGTTACAGAATCAGAGCCGGAAGACTCTATAATTCCGCATTCAATATCGCCTACTGCATCTGCTGAATCTCTGAATGCCCCAGCCCCAGAAGCATCACCAGGTGTGAAAAATATCTTTTTACCAGCCGTAAAAGTTTGTGTAGCGGCAACCTGGGTGGTGCGGATAGACCGGTTGAAAGCCAATGCTTTGATATTCCCTCTTGCAAGGTCTGCAATGCCGTCAAAATCCCTGACTTCTCCGATATATAGACAGCCCTGCACTGCTGTTATTTTTGCACTTGTGCTGGCCTCTGCTGTTAAAACATCGCCGCTGACTAATGTCAGCAAGCCGGCTGCAACTGTTGCAATAGTGTAAAAACCATCATTGCTGGTCGTTCCGGTAACCCTGATAGTATCACCAGCCGCAAAACCTGCGGTGACAAACCCGCTGCCTGAATCAGCAATGGTATCAGGATCAGCATCTGCAAACGTAATGCTGGACGCTCCAAGAATAGTAGCTGAATAAGTCCCAAGGGCCACTATTTCATAAAATAGTGCAGTTCTGCCTGTGTTATTTATTACTTCTATCTGAGAATTTTTAAGCTTTTGCTCATGAAATCCTGGATAGGCATATTGATTAGTAAAAACGCCTGTTTCCATAATGTTTTACTCCTTAAGCTTCGTAAGCCCCGCTGTCATCATTAATAATTGCTTTCTGCAGACCTAACGGCGCACCCAGTTTCATATCCTCAAATTTTGCGAGAACAATATCGGCTATTTCAGATCTAATATCAGATTCAGCCTTTCCTTTTTTTATTGCAGATGCAATTAACTCGCTGACTTCCTCAATATCCTGATATTTTTTATCAGCCTGAAGCGCCATGAGGCCGGATACTCTATCTTTTTCAGCTTGGACAGCTTCCTTTATTGCTTTTTGAGAAGCGTCTCCATCTTTTGCTTGCTTTTCCCCAAGTGCTTTACCTTCTGTCACAGCAATTTTGTAAAGCTCAGGGTGTTTTTGTTTAAATTCGGTTAAATCCATTTCTGTCTCCTGCTGTTTAGGTTTATTATATTTATCAAGTCTTGAAACAAGCTTTTCTAAAGCTTTAAAATCAAGATTTGAGTCTTTCTTTTTTATCGCATTTATGCTGGCTGTATGAAGTACTTTAGTTGTAGCGACTGCACTATCTCTATTTAAGTCTTCCTTGCTCTCAATTAATTCGTCTGCAAAGCCAGCCTCAACAATTTCTTTTCCGAAATAATACGTTTCTGCCTCTAATAACGTTTTAATTTCCTGTATAGATTTTCCGCTTTTTCTTGCATGAGCTTCAGCAGATAGATTTGCTAATCCCTCTAAAACGTCAGCCGTTTTTCTTAACTCTGCATAATCACCAATTGCCATAGTCCATGGATTATGAATCATGTAAACGGCGTTGTCATATGCTTTTACATGAGCAGCCGGCAATGTGGAAATATAAGCCATCATGCTCATTACCTGCCCCTGCATTGTGATAGTTATTTTAGCAGTAGGAAAACTTGCTGTGTAGTCTCTCAATATATTATATATTTCAATGCCATCATAAACAGAACCTCCAGGACTTACAATTTTTATATCAAGAGATTCGCCCGCAGCACTTGCTAATTCCTCACGCACTGCTTCAGGGTTGATTTCCCAGCCGACATCACCAGCTAAAACGAGTTCCTTAGTCATTTTTTAATCCGCTTCCCTCAGTTGTTTTTTTACCGAGTTCATTATATTTTGCCCTTGTCGCTGCAAGCGCATTAAATTCGGTTTTGTTAATATCTAAATTTTCATCGTAATCCGACCCGTTTAACTCTTGTGCCACCCTTCTTCCAGTCGTATAGCCCATTTCATGGTTTAGCTGATGCCCCTTTGCTGTTCGCAAAGGATCAATATCGGGCTTCTGCACGCCAGTAAATTCAGATCGTGTCCATCCGTCTCTATTTTCTTCGTCATCCCAACCTGTAACAATTATTTTGCCACGCTTGACCTCCTCATAAAACCACGCCTTATGAACAGCCCCTGCAAAATTACTACCGAATTTTTTTCTTTCCTTGTCGATGTGTAGCCACATTACAAGCAATTCGCCTCTTGCAGCCGTGTAAGTGTTTGTGAAATGGTATTCAACTGTTGATAAAGAAAGCCCGCACTGGGATGTTATATCTTTTTTCATTGCTGTATAGAATTTTTCAAACTGAGGAGTCGGTCGTTTTGTGTCGTAACTCTCAATCGAATGTCCTGCCGGCATCTGGTCAATGATAACGCTGCGTTTCTCTATGCCTATTTTTTCAATTGCAAGCTTTGTATCTACCGTTGCAGTTGTATCAGGATTGCTTGTTGCAGTTTTCCGTGCAGCGCCCCCAAACACGGCCTTGCTTGCCGCATTATCAGGCGGTTTTACCCATGCTGCAATCAAGCTATTCAATAAAACTGACTGTAATTCAAAACGAAGGTAATCAGCAAGCATGGTAAGCTGAGGCATTACAAAAGTTAGGAGAGGCGTACCTCTTCTAAGATGTTCAAAAACTTTATTGTAATTAAACAAAACACCTGGCCTTCTGATATTCGGATCAAAAACATTATAACGAATTGAATTAGCTTGGTTATTATACAGTTCAGAGAATGGTCTTATCCAAGTTCCGACCATCCTGCCGAATGGATTATATTCTATACCATCAACAATAACATGATTTTGTCTTGGGCTTCCACTTCCATCAATGTGATCAGACGGAATCAATTGTAAAGAAAGGGAATTCTTTTCGGTATAAGAAGTACTCCTATACCTTAAAAGCGCCATGCTTTCGCCAAACATAAGATAATTAAAAAAAGCGGCTACTGTCAGCTCATAAAAATTTCTTTCATGGAGATAATCAGCCTGTTTTGATAACGCCCACAGTCTGAACCTCGCCTCATGTGTCTGCATCCATTCCTTGCGAGCTTTATCATCCATTTTTTTAGCAGGATCAATGATCCTCCACATAGGATTTGATTCAAGCTCAAGACCAGCACCAACAACTAATTCAAGGGTTCTATCAACTATGGCTTTTCCAAGCCCTGATTGATAATAGGCAGTGTGAGAGGCAGCTCTTGCATATGCTAAGTCTGCATCAGTCCAGTCGCCATTCGACCTTGGCCCGTAAAGTTTTTCATTGATTGCCTGGCGGTTACCTATTTTCCCGAATGCTTCAGCCATGCGAGTCTTGGCTTTTGTGCTCTCAATATCAAGCCGTATTTGTTCCTGCTGTAAGCTGGTTTGGGCTTGTTCTAAAGTTTTCTTGCCGCTACTTTTAAAAGGCCACATATATTAATTCCATTCCAATGTCACAAAACGAGCGCCGGATGTCGTACTTCCTGCTTTTATCTGTTTTGCTTCCATCCATAAAGAAAGCGAAGCTTGAATATCTGTAATCTTTTGATATTCGACATCTTGCCTACCCTGCCCTGTATCAAATTCTAATACCTTCGCTTCCATAGCTGTATCCAAGATGCCTTGATATGTAACTATTTTTGCATCAATTTGTTCTGCTGTGTAGCAATTCGAAATTAATTCAGGGGTAAGCATTGCAAGCCTTTATTTTTTATAGTGATTATAATTATAGTTGCATATACAACTATAATTATGCCGTGCAGTATCACAGTCAATCTTTTATGTCAACCCCAAAGATATTTATTCTTTTTTTAGCATACCTCTTGACAATATGAACCGAAGGGCGCAGCGGGGAGTTTGATTTTTTATAGCACGCCTTCTTTTCAGCTCTTAAATTCGATAGAAACGTTTTCATAGCTCTTTATCAGATTTTTTAAAGGCTCTGTAGCGGCATTCATGTCAGCGAGATATTTAAAAACAATTTTCGCTACATGGTCTTTTTTTTTAATTTCAGTTTCATCGCCATCGGAATCAAGCAACCCATCAAACCCCCAATCATCAAGTTCCAATAAATCCCATTCGTTCGCCAGCAATTCAAAATCCCATTCGCCAAATGAATTATTATCCTTCATCGAAATTGCCCTAAGCTTTTTCGCTGCAAACTCACTATCAATTAGCTTGATATTGAGGCTGCCAATTTTTGTATTGTCTTTATTTAAGGTAACCCCTTCTATTCCCTGAAAAACGGCTACACGGTCAGAAGGTATTTGTAATTCTTTCAGGGCTTTAAGTCTCATGTTTCCACACAATACGATAAATTTATTTTCGTATTCGTACACGAGCATTTCACGCATTGTCAGCATCTCAGGATCATCAATGATTGATTGTAATAATTTATCAAACTTAGTATCCTTAATAATCCGTGGATTAGCCGGAACATCAGGTATCTGCCCTGTGTTCATTGATAATTGACTTAGTTTTATGTTTACTATTCCGTGTTCGAGACCCACTATCCGACCTCCTCAAAGTATTCTTCAATTGTATTTATGAAAAAGGATTCGCCCATGTTGTCCAAAGGCTCAAATCCATCCTTTTGCCGTTGTTTATTTATCATATCAAAAAGCAGGTTTTTCATTAACTGTTTTGCTCCTAAACCCATCTTTGCTATATCCAATGCCTCATTTCGCCTTTGTGCTTGGTTTTCTATCGTGATTGTCTCTATGCCTGCTCTGGATACTTTGCGAATTATGTCCTCAGCAACTAATTGTTTATAAAAAGCTGGCGGGAACGTGTCCGGAAAATGAATAAATCCAAACGGGAAGCCACCATCCTTGTGAGGCCTCTTGCTCAGTTTATTATAAAGCTCTTTTTTTAAAAATTGGTCATTCAGCATCACCATAGGTGTTTCAATGTCATTCTGCACGAGCTTGCACCGCCGCCCTTGCGTTAGAGTTTGCCGACCTGCACACGGATAAACTCCTGATATGCTGTTTTCCCTGCTAAAACCATCGCAGAAGGAATTGACAACATCCCTTTGAAATCCTGCATCAATCAAGCTCATAATAATTTTAAGCTCACGACCATCTTCTGTTTTGTATGTTCTCAAAATCCTTTCTGATAGCTGCTCCCATGTTGAATCACTATGATCAGTTGGATTACCTTGTATTGCATCCGCACCCACGGCATGTCTTGACCAATCCAGGCTTTCCGGAAAAACCCAATAGTCAAGAAAATAAATTTGTTCCTTTTTTCCCCAGCCCATTAAGCCCGCCTCAATCCGGTTACCTTGTATATCTGCCTGTAATGTCAGGAATAATACGTCGTCAGGAATATGGCAGCGCTCCCTGTCACTTGCATAATGTGAAATATTTTCAGCAGTCGGCTTGGAAAGCATGTCTGTTGAGGGTTCGCCGAGTACATCATTAATGAAATCATTTAAAAGGCTTTTATCCATTTGTGCATTTTGCCACTGCTGAATCATATCCAGCCAATTTCTGTAAAAGAATCCTGGGATATGATACGACCTGACTCCAAACTCTTTCGCCTTTACAGTCGGCTTCCAGATAGCGCCTTTTTCCTCTGATAAGAAAAAATCCCTATCACTTTCGTACCATTTGCCCTTACATTTTATACACTCATACCAGACTGGCCTATTGGTAATGACAGGCCGTCCGTTTACTTCTTTTGTTTCAATATTTAGTTGGCCGGTTTCATCTTTTTCCCATCTGAATTGACTCCACTTCATTATTTGTAACTCGCCACAATACTTACACACAGTATAATAATACCTTTGATCACCTCTTAAAAAAAGTGGGTAAATATTACTTGCATCCTGGTCTTTAGGTGTTGATAATCCGAATACCTTTTCCTGTTTATTTTTGGCGTATGTATTTACACGCCTCATGGCTTTTTCAATTGTATTACCGCCGCCACGCAGCATCGGTGGGTACACATCAGTTTCATCTAATATCAAAATACGTATCGGGAATGACCTTAGCTTGCCCTCGGAGTTGGGGCCGACAGCCCGCATAAATGTCCCACCATACATTTTCGAAACTTTTGTATCTCCAGTAGCTTTTTTGTGTTTTTTTTGAGTATTCGGGGCTATCTTGTCCTCTAATCCACACCCATAGATAACGTCATCAATGCGCTTTTCCATTGTTTCAGCGGCTATATCGCCATCTGCTGAGACAAACAGCATGGGGCCAATACCATATTTAACACAAAAGCCCATTAAATTTTCAGCTAAGCCAGTGTTACCGCCCACTTGCGCTGCTTTCATGAGATATAATTGTCTTGTCGAGCTTTGTGGCGAAAGCTCCTCTGCGGGTTCACGCATGTAGGGGGTTCTATCAAAACTGAATTTACCCGGTGTCGCCGTCAAGCCACTGCTTATATACCTGTCATTTTCGGCAAACTCTGCTACTGTTTCTGTAATATTAACTTCTCTGAAGGTGTCAATACGATCCAATAGCCATTGCTTCCAATCCAACAAAACTGATTCAGGCGGCAAATAAGGCGGCGGCCTCAATCCTCCGGATGGCGCTCTCCAAATAACTTTTGAACCATATCCTTGCCGCTTTTTAATCAAGTGGATTAACAGCAGGACTTCTATTATAATAACGTCACGTGACGTTTTAAGCTTTTGAGTAATAGAAAGATGTTTAGCTTTAAGCCATTCTGTATCTTTACTACACCAGCTTTCATACAAGCTATAGTAATTAGCTGTATTTATTTTTAATAAAACTGGATCAGCATCTTTATCTTTTGTTAATGATTTAAGAATAAAGCGAGCATGGTTAACTAATTCAATAGGCCGATCTTCAGTTACAATTTTTACTATCTCTGCATATGTAACACTTACTAATTTTTCGATAGGGTTATTCATATACCCATAACTTCTCTGCAATATTTCTTAACTTCTTGAATACCGACCTCCACCTCTTTATTAATTATCCCCTCAACCACAGACTCCATTCCGACTGTATTCATTTTAGAGCAAAGATCGGCGGAAAGTCGCTGGCCTAAATAGACAAAATTCATTGTAATTGCGTTGTCTATAGCACCGAGCGTTTGTTTTACAAGTGCCTGTAATATCACTTCTTTTTGTTTTTCAGCTATTATAAGTTTTAGCTGTTCATTTTTCAGGACTACTGTCAAATCCTTAGGCGAGAGATTATCAAATGCAGGGCTATGAGCTGCGGGGGCTATCGGACGTACTGGTATAGGATGTTGGCGGCTTTCCTGAATAGGAGGGGTATCATTGACATGGCCAGGTGTTGCCCTTTGCTCATTGCCTTTGTTTCGTTCATAAAGCAGTTTAGCCCGTTCAGCTTTATCTATTTGCCTCTGTTTTTTTTTTGAATCTGCAACTAATCGGCTCGGTTTCCTCGCTCCAGTTACATATTCCCAGAATGACATTTTATTGGTATCAACACTACTCCCCTTAAAGAAATTCCAGGCGTTGCGATTTAGCTTGGAAAGGGCCTGTCTTGATACCGCTTTTTCTCTGAATCCGTTTATAATTTCCAATGCTTCGGACTGTGTTAGTAGTGCCATTATTGCCCCTTCCCTGTCTTTTCCAACAACGCCTGCTAAAGTTTACACTATTATTTTGAAGTTTACATTTGAAAATAATAGTAATGCTATGCCCTTGTCTTGTAGACAATATTATAGGATTATGCGGTTGTCAACTATTCGATACATAGCTACGGGATGTTTATCAAAACTACCATGCGAATCTGTTAGAAAAATCAGAGGGCGGACGTTTGAATATGCAGAGTCAAGACTAAAAAAGCTTAGACGTTCGGGATGGGCTATTGGCGGGAGTTGACATGAAAAAAAAAAAATCAGTCTAAAAAAACAGAACATTAGAGTCCTAACC